ATAACAGGAGGAAATAAAATGTCAAATAAAACATATAAACTATTCGCCGATAAAATGGGTGGCAATTCTGCTGGCTCTTATATTGGTGTAGCTGGTGATCTATTCTATGATCCAGAAATTGGATCTATCAAACTTTCCAATGGGACGACCGCTGGTGGTATAGCCATCACAGAACCTACTGTTGTTAGTATAGCAGATAATCGTTGGTATGTTGATCCAAGCAGAACAGATATTCCAGCTGGGGCTTCAACCGGAAGTCTAAACAATCCTTTCTTAACAATTACTTCTGCTTTAGCATATATTGAAGCAAGAATTGCTGATGGTAGTTTGACTATCAGTATTTCGGGAACTGTTGTTGATAATCCCCAATTTATTATTCTAACAAGTTCTACCACAGAAGATGTTACATTAACTCGTGGCCATGTTTATATTGTTGGTGATACTCCGGATGCAGGTCATGTGCCGATATGGATTCATGGCCATGTAACAGTTACGCCATCTGTTTCTGGAGCAACTGCTCTAAACGTTAATCACTTTGGTTTGTTTCACGTTGCTGTTATTCCGTCTGGTGCCTATCACGGTATTGAAATAAATGGTTCTAATGCTTGTAAAGTTTATCTGGAAGATACCTATGTGTACCAAGGAAACAGTAGTAAATCTTGCGTATATGCAAATAACACAGGAACGGGGAGTAGAGTAGAACTGCTTGGTTGTACTATGGCCAGAGATACTGGTTCAACTTATCTTATTGATATTCAACGTGGATACTGTAAGATTGAAAATCTTGAAACAAATGGTGCTGGTCAAGTATTGAACCAAGCGAACGATTCAACTGGAACTATGTTGAATAGTTCCATTGATGCTAATACAGGTGCTGTTGTTACTCTAAGTGGAACAGTACAATGGGGTATGGGCACTTGCATTCTTAACAATACCAGTGCCGCGGCAAACACGTATGGAGTTACTATGAGTGGTACAGCAACCATGCAGTTTGGTGTGTGTACATTTAACATACCGGCCGCGCAGGCAACCAATCGTGCTATCAATGGAGTGGCTGGCAATGTGGTATTATACTCTGGTCCAATATTCCAATACGGAACTACAGACAAGATATCCTCAGCGATTACGTTGATTCCGTTGACTACAACATTCACAGCAGTTTAACGTGTAACACAAAAGTAATTTTTGTAACACAATATTGAGATAAATATAGGCATGACTGCTAAAACTTATCGATCTATTTTTATTTCCGACGTGCATCTTGGAACCAAAGATTGCCAAGCTGACAAACTCAACAACTTTTTAAAGAACAATACCTGCGAAACGTTATATCTTGTAGGCGACATATTAGACATTTGGAAAATACAACAAAACAAGTGGCGGTGGAAACAAAGTCATACCAATGTAGTTCGACGTATACTGGGACATGCCAAACGTGGCACTAGGGTAATTTACATTGCCGGTAATCATGACGAATTTCTGCGACCATTGATGCCCTATGATATTGGATTTGGCAATATTGAAATTGCAAATAAATCAGAACACATAGGAGTCGATGGCAAGCACTATCTAGTTACTCACGGTGACTTGTTTGATGGTATTACTAGACTAGCTCCTTGGTTAAGTTTCTTAGGCGACAAGGCATACGATTTTATCCTAACACTTAATACTAGATTTAATTGGTTACGACATCGTATGGGATTTGGTTACTGGAGTTTGTCTCAGTTTCTTAAACATCGTGTCAAGAGAGCCGTAGACTTTATTTTTCAATTTGAAAAAAATCTAGTGTCCTACTGCAAGAAGCGGGGGTTTGATGGAGTCATCTGTGGTCATATTCATCATGCTGAAATAAAAGAAATAGATGGTATTGTTTATATGAATGACGGTGACTGGGTTGAATCATGCACTGCACTAGTTGAACACCACAGCGGACGCTGGGAAATAATTACATGGACTCAAGAAAAAGACAATGAATAAAAATGTGCTAATCATAACCAAATTGGATCGTAACGAATACGAATCTAACAAACTTTTAGAAAGTTTTGAAAGTAAGGGCATTAAAGCTATCATGTCTCACCCTGATGATTTTGATATCATTGTAGACCGTGATATACACAAAGGACTAAAGTTCAAAGGTAAGGATATGGAATTACCCAGCCTTGCATTGGTGAGACTCGGAGCAGGTATATTACCTTTTCAATTGGCAGTAGTTCGTCATTTAGAACAAGCAGGAATTCCCTGTGTTAACGGCAGTGTTGCTATTGAAACTGTCAAAGACAAACTACGCACAAGCCAAATTTTAAGTCGCCACAGTATTCCTATTCCCAATACCATGATGGTGCGTATGCCCATCGATGATAATCTTGTTAAAGACAATATTGGATTTCCCTGTGTAGTTAAAGTGGTTACTGGTAGCTACGGAGAAGGTGTTTATCTCTGTGAGAAACAACGTGATTACAAAAAACTAATGGAATTTATTGACAATCTAGGCAACAAGAAAACCATGATCGTGCAAGAATATCTTGGTGAGCGTGTAGGAGAAGATCTAAGAGTATTAGTTATAGGTGGTAAAGTCATTGGTGCTATGAAACGAACTGCACCAGAAGGTGATTTTCGTGCCAATATCACAGGCGGAGGAACTGGAGAAAGTTATCCAGTTACCGAAGAAATTGATTTTCTTGCAAGAGAAACGGCTCGTACATTGAATTTAGACATTGCAGGGATCGATCTGTTGTTTGACAGCAGAGGATTTAGAGTATGCGAAGCCAACAGCAATCCGGGATTCTCAGGCTTTGAAAGATACTGTGGTGTAAACGTAGCTGACATTATTACAGAATATGTAAAGTTTAAAATACAATGAAAAAAGTTTTAATTATCACAGACAATTTACCAGATCAAATCAATGGCGTTGTCACTACATACAAAAATATTGAGGCGTGTGCGCTTCGCGATGGTTATCACGTTGATTATATTCATCCCGGGTGGTTCAGCTATGTTGATTGCCCTAAGTATAACGAAGTCAAACTTGCCTGGCCCCGCAATATGGGGAAGAAGATTGCGAAGGTTAATCCGGATTATATACATGTCGCCACAGAAGGTCCTTTGGGTATGTGGGCTAGAAAGTATCTTTCAATATGTGGGATTAGGCACAATACTGCTTATCATACTAAATTTCCTGAAGGGTTGAAAAAGCTATTTGGTATACCAGAAACACTAACCTGGCGATTTGTTCGTTGGTTTCATAAACACTCGGGCAAAGTTTTAACTACAACAGACAGTATGGTCCGAGAATTAAAAACACACGGATTTCGGGGCGAAGTTGTTCCCTGGACTCGTGGTGTTGATAGAGAAATTTTTAATCCAACTCTTAGAGAAGAGTTCCCTGGAAAATATTTGCTATGTGTTAGCCGTGTTAGTAAAGAAAAGAATCTTGAAGAGTTCTTAGGATTGAATTATCCCGGCTATCAAAAGATCATGGTCGGCGACGGTCCCATGCTGGAAACTTACAAAAAGAGATATCCAGATGTTACATTCACTGGATTCAAAACTGGAGTGGATCTAGCACGTTATTACGCCAATGCTGAAGTATTTGTATTTCCCAGTCGTTGGGAAACATTTGGTATTGTTATGATTGAAGCCATGGCCTGTGGAACTCCAGTCGCTGCTTATCCTTGTCAAGGTCCCGAAGATGTAGTAGAACCGGGTGTGACTGGATTCTTAGAAGAAGATTTAGCCACTGCCGTTCATCGCTGCATGGGACTGAGCAGAGATACTGTATTGGCAGGTAGCCAACGATGGAGTTGGCAACGTGCCTGGGAAATATTCCGTGACAATCTAGTTGATAAAGATATAAAATAAATATATACTGTAGATTAAGACTGTATGAAGTCGATTGAAAAGGATTCTGGACGCGGGTTCGATTCGCGAGTCGAACATAAATAATATTATGTTCTACACAGTTTATAAAACAACTAATCTTATCAACGGCAAAATTTATGTTGGCCTTCATGTAACTAATAATCTAGAAGATGATTATTTAGGAAGTGGGTCTCAACTTAAAGCGGCAATCAAGAAATACGGTAAAGAAAACTTTAAAAGAGATTACATTAAAATATGTAACTCTCCTGAAGAAATGTATGAGTTAGAAGCAGACATTGTAAATGAAGACTTTGTTAAAAGGTCAGATACTTACAATATGAAAACAGGCGGTACAGGATCTTGGTATCATGTAAATTCTAATCCAGCAGAAAAAAGTAGGACTAGCAGTATAGGCGGAGTAAAGACTTCTAGCAGAGATACAAATCCTTTTAAGGATCCAGAATGGCAGAAACAATACGATTGGACACGCTCTCCAGAAATATTAAAAGCTAACAGTATCAAAGCCAATAGTCCGGATGCTATTGCTAAAAAGAAAGCTACTTGGAAAGAAACAGGTAGAGGACAAGGTAATAAAAATTCACAATATGGGACCTGTTGGGTTACACATAGTGAGTTAGGTAATAAGAAGATCAGTAAAGATGATCTTGACAAATTTCTAACTTTAGGTTATACTAAAGGCAGAAAGATAAGACTGTATGAAGTGAATTGAAACGGGTCTTGGACGGGAGTTCGAATCTCCCCTCCTCCACCGAAACATATTTGTAATAGTATTTTTCGGTGGGGGAGTACATGGTTTCGACAGGGTCAAGAGTAATGAAATGGACAGTCCGGCAATGTAGAAGC